CGTGACAGCCATGTCTAGGTTGAATACCTGATGCACCCGCTCCTGCTCAATGACTGTGCCGACTTCCTTACCGTACTCTCTATCCTCTTTAGTCACCAAGTGACCTATGCCGAATGTAGGTAGGCCTAGGTGGTCCAAGTATATCTCGTACTTGCATCCCTCGTCTTCAGCGAGTTCCTGACGAAGCTCGTTAAGCACCGTTGATTTCATCATGGTTGTAGTAATCCTGCTGTTGACCCCCGGATGCCGAGTGCCTGGGCGATGCCAGGGTTCTGCGCTGCCTGCTGACGCAAATTGTTCGGGCCAGGGGCTGCCGGCGTAGCTTGCTGCGGCATAGCCGGAGAATTGTTCGGGGTTGGCTGCTGAATCTGTTGACTCAGGTTAGATATCTGCTGACTCAATCCTGAAGAGTCTGCAACTGCCCTGACCTGGTTTTCTAGTTCTCTTTGACCTTCTTGTATCGACTGTCCGGTACCTTGAGTAATACGCCTCATGGAATTAACCATAAGCTTTCCTAACAGGCTTGCTCTTTGGTCCTGGTTAAGCCCAGTTTTCAACTTCTGGTAATCTTCCATTATGCTTTTGTAGTAAAATTTAGAGCTGAATATTCTTCCCATAATACTAAGGCGAACAATTTTCTCTAAATTCTGCATAGGTCCAGCTGCTATGTTTGCTGCTATCAAGTCACCGCCTGTAGCGGTTTGGGAGTTTACTTTAAGCATTTTAGCAAACTTTACTAAATCTTCTCCATCTGCGTCCCCAAAGATAGCCTTTAACTTACCACCTTCATCAGCGTCAATAATCCTTTTAGCGAAAGCCGCTAAAGACTTGCCGTCTGTTGTTACGCTGTCTCCAAAGTTAGAGATTAATCTCTCCATGTAATTACCGCGTATTTTGCTGATAGCTTCTTCATTGCCTTCAAAAACATTCATTATTTGTTTAATGTCTTTAGGCTTTGTGGCAGCATCAGCAATTACATCAGCCGCTTCTTGTGGGCGAAGGCCGCTGGCCCCGCCCCTCTGAAGTTTAAGAAGTGCCTGGCTAAGATTTTGAGTATGTATTGCTGACTGTGTTTCTGCCAAAGCTGTTAATTTATCAACTAAAGGAGCGCCCTCTCCGAGGTCTTCAGAAAGCTTCTTTATCACACTTGAATCTAAATTAGAAACCGATGTCTTTTCTATTGTGTCGGCAAGTTTTCTAATTTTGGCGGCATCAGGCCCGAACAGAACATCTGCTGTTCTTCCAAGGTCACGAACAGACTTAGCAAAAGCCGCACCCTTAAATTTAGTTGGGTCAATGTTGTCGCCTGCTTTAAGACCTGAATTGGTAAGGGCATCATTAAGCCACTCACCGGCAATTTTTTGCCTGAATGCTTCTGATGACTGTATTTTTGCATCCTTAGATGCGCCATATTCAACAGCCTTTAACATTCTTTCTAAGACCAAAGGCTTGTCGTTCTTTATTATTTTGTCTAGGCGAATATCGTCAACGCCAGGGCTTTGACCGGTTCTTGCCTTGGCTCCAATGCTTTTAATAATTCCAGAGGACTCAATATCTTCAAATATTGTAGCGCCTTCATTATAGACTTTTCTAGCATTGTCTAATGAGTCAGATGCTCTTAACAGAACTCTTTTGTCCAAATCAGTTAATTCGTCAGACGCCTCAATCGACTCTTTTACAAAGTTTGTGTTAAGCTTAACATCTGTTTTTCTAAGCAAATCATTAATTGCATCACGTTCTGTTTTGCTGGTAGCTTTGGATAATTTATCATTTAAGGCTTTTCTTAATTTGTATGCCTGAACATAAGAAATCTTGTCTCCCTTCACGGCATTAACAGCATCAAGAGCCTTTTTTAAAATAGGGTACTCATCGCCAGCAAGACCAGCAACTTCATCATCCGCTATTGCTGCGGCTCTTGCTTTTATATTGCCTATTGGAATTATATTTTTTGCGCCACCATTGATTTCTAACGCATCGTCAATAGACTTAAAAGCAATAGATACCTCACTATCAAAAGCCTTTTGAGCATTGATTAGTATCTCAAATGTTTCTGTGTCGATGTCTACGTTCTTAGATGCAGCCGCTCCAAGGTCATCTCCTAAAGCTCTTGCTGTCTGAAGAACCGATTGTTGGGCTTGTCTTTGTAACTCATCAAGTCTCTTGGCCTGCGCTCCTGTTGCCGACAGAAGCATCTGTCCGATTTCATCGTCATCGGCACCTGAGAACTTTGACCTAAAGTTAATAAGTTTTTGCTGTAAAACTTCAAAATTCTTCTTTAGACGAGGAGAAGAGCCAAAAACCTTTTCACCAATAGCCTGCTGCCTTGCTATGAGCTGATTAGCTCCGATAGCAGACAAGCTAGGAGCCATACCAAGTTTTGTAAGCTCTCCTGTTACAGGGTCTACTTTTGCTCCACCTTCGATAAGAGCATCACCAATCTCAAGAATTTCTTCATCTGTTTTGCCTTTGCCAGGTCTTAGGTAGTTGCGACCTGCCCTAATACCGAAGCCAAACGTACCCAAGGTAACATCTGACAAAAATCCAATTGCAAACTCTTTTCCTAAGTCACCTACGACCTCTTCGGCTGTTTGGTCTTGCACGCCGCCAATTGCTTCAACACCTTCTTCGACTGCTTGTCCTACAGCCGCTCCGGTGCCAGCGCCAACTGCGCTACCAAGTAGCATACCTAATGGTCCAAACGGCGCTCCAGCGGCAAACCCTTTTGCTGCGCCCGCAACACCGCCCACTACTTCAGGGACAATGCCAGCTAAGTCAGCTAAGTCATAACGACTGAACCCGCCTTCATCAATTAGTGTAGCCTTAGAAAGGTCCAGTCCAAGTTTCTTGCCACCAGACGGTGTGATAGCCAAGCGACCTCGTGAGTCACGGTCATAATCCTGTTCTGTAAGTCCGTAAAGCTCCCGAAGCTGTAGCTCTTCCTCTGCTGGTGTTTCAGCAGCGGATAGCTTTGCACGAAGCCCGGCGTCCTGAATACCAGAAGTAGTGTCGAACAGTTGTTCGTCTTGAGAACTTTTTTCAGAAACATCTGACCTTGGTGCTTTTGCCTTTCTTTCACTTATTATTTTCATAAGCTTTAATTCTTCTGAAGGCGTAGGTTGCTCTCCTTGAATCTCAACAAAAAAGCTATCTCCAGGAAGCTCAATTTTTATTCTTTTTGCCATTATAGGCTCCTAAGATAACTTTATAACATCAAGTCCGGTTTCATCATCCTTAACCATTTGCACACCCGTAAACCCAGATGTATCAAGACCGTAAGCAGAGGCTGCGGAGCTTCTTAATATACCCATGCTATCTTGGTAACTTTTTTCGTTTCTGTAACGACTTTGGTCTGTGTAAATTTCAAGTCTTGAATTTAATTTTTCTCGTTTTGAGGTAAATATATTCATAGCTTCATCAATTCTTGCTAAGGCTATTGAAGGGTCTCCTCCAAAGTCTATTTTGCCAAGTAAATTTTCAACATTCTTAATGTCTACGTTTGAAATTCCATTTCCTGTTTCTTGAGTTAGAAATCTTTTAAATTGAGCTATGACTCTATCACGAATTGCATCTGCTTTTTGCAAATCACCAGCCAAAACAGCTTTGTCGTTGTAACCAACAAAAACTTCAACCGTTTCTCCATCGTCATTTTTTCTTTTTTCAAATATGGGCTCTTGGTCCATATTAAAGCCAAATGAACGCGTCGCCCCTTCTAAAAACCCTTTAGCTCTTTGTAAACTTGTACCGCCAGGCTTAGACATATTTGAAGAAATTAAATACCTCATTTCGGCAAGAGCATTTGTTCCCTCATTAACATCAGCCAAGGCTCCACCAAAAACTCCTATTTCATCTTCAGGATAAACAAATATTGATTGCCCATCTGTTTCTCTAATTCCAACAGTTGTCTTTAACCCAGGCAGTCCTTTGTCGTCTATTTGTTTTACGTTTTTAAAGTCATATTTTCCCTCAGAAGCAGCTTTAGCGGAAGCTGCTTGGTGTTCTAAAATTTTAAGCTGAATGGCGTTGTTATGCTCCATTCCCTTTAGCTCTCTCTTGGTTTGAGCGTCAATATTAGTTTGCATCAGTTCACTAAGTCTACCTTGAGCGGCGCTCAATGAAGAAGCTCTGGCTGTCGCGTCCTTTGCAACTTGTTGTAATCCGTACTTCCCAGCCGCTATGCGATTAGCGCGAGCAGTATCTTTAGCTTTCTGGAATGCAGGAGCCGCCGCTGTACCAGCCTCTCCAAGAGCGGAAAGAGCTTTAGATACATCAAAGCCTTTACCAGCCTTGTTCTGCATAAGAGCTAGGCCAAACGCCATGAGAGCTTGAGACTTGTCAGCTTTACCATCAATGCTAACACCAGTAGCTTCAGCAAATTCCTTCATATAGTCTTCTGTCTTTTTGGCGTCAGGGTCATTACCCTTTAATGCCTCTATAGCTCGCATTTGGTCTTCTATCATGCCGCCATACGGGTCAAACGCCCCTTCTGAAGCGCGTCCAGCACCGCCAAAAGGCTCTAATGGGTCGTCATTTGCAGAATCACCGCTCTGTTCAGATGATTGTTGTAGTTCTGCTCCAAGGTTGTTTATCGCACCTTGTGTGGCAAATCCTAAGTCGTCATCATAATCTTCCATTGATTCGGGAGTCGGCCCCTCTATAAACTGACCACTTCCACCGAAAGGCTCAAGACCAGTAACGTCACCACCGAACCCACCGAATCTACCAAGGTCCATTTCATTTTTCAGTCTGTTTGCCTGCATCTGATTGGCTGTCTTTTGGTGTCGGTTGTATATACCACCAAAGAAGTCCATTACATCACCCACTACAGGTGGGGTTGGCGCGTTGGGATTTGTTACCCTAGCCGAACTAACAAGAGAGTCTACTGTCGGTGTCCCAATGTTACCTTGAGGAGTCAGCCCGGCTGCCGCTCTATAAGCATCAAGGGGCTGGGGAAGTCCAAGGTAATTATCTTTTCTTTCTTGTGCCGCTCTTGTTGCTTTCGTGTTTATACCGGAATCGAGATTAGAGCGTGATTGACCGCCTCCAGGCTGAAGGTAGCTTGTTTGAAAACCTTTATTTATACCACTAGCCATTTATAGCTCCCTATTTAGCTGTAGCGCCGCCCATGCCAGCACCCTGAAGCGCAGTGTACGCTCCAACGCCTTGCAAGAACGGGTTAGCAGATGGCGTTGTTGCGCTTTTAAAGGTGCTAGATAAGCCTCCTGATGGAGTGCCCTTCAATAGCTGGCTGCCAAGCTCAAGGCGAGTGTACGGCTCTTGAATCTGTTGCATAAGGTTCTGTCGGTCAGCGTCATACTCAGCCTGAGTCTGCCCTTGCCCAAGACGACCAAGCTGTGAAAGTGATGCAATATCCGCTCTACCTAACTCTGAGCCAACTCTGCCAATATCGGCAACATTAGCGCCAACACCGCCAAACGCCTGGCCCAGTCCCCCGAGCAATTGTCCGGCTTGCTGCGAAGACCTGACTGCTGTGTCAAATCCTTTTGACAAGAATTCTCCAACTTTACCAAGACGAGCACGCTCACCCTCTGCTGATTGAATGGCGGCGCGAGAGCCTCCAAACGCACCTTGCTGTACGGCTTGTCCTGCTAATTTATTCTGACCAATAGCCGCTTGGCGGTTTATTTCATCAATTACTGCGCCTTGATACGGGTTCATAAACTGCTGTATACCCTGAGACGGGTCCAGCATAGCAACACCTTGGCCTAAAGCACCAATACCAGCTTGCGCTGCCATCTGTCCCTGCTCTAGTGAAGGCTGATAAGAACCTACTTGCTCTTGCCCTAACTGCATTGCCTGCAATTGCAAAGGGTCCATGCCTGCAACCTGATAGTCAGGGAGGTCAAGGGCGGTATCTAATAATCCAGGACTGGTTTGGTTAGTTCCATTAAACTCACCGAATGCTGTGCCAAGAACGCGCTTTTCTAACCCCTCAAGGTAGGGAGCAAGGCGCTGTATCTGTTCTACTGTTTGAGTTTCAGCCATTACGCCATCCTCTCGAATTTATCCATCATTTCATACATGCGTTCTACGCCTTTATCATAGTCGCCACCGCCTGCACCTTTTACCGAGTTACGGGTAAATACAAATTCTTCATCTGATACTCTAATTTCATCAGTAGGAACGCCGTTTTGGTAAACTTGCCCTGGGATGCTATCAGATGTTCCTGTGCCTGGGCCTTCTATCAAACCGCCTGCACCTGGCATTGCGCCTCCAGCACGATAGCCTGGAATCATTCCACCGTATCTGTAATTTATGCCACCAAGCTGACCACCGCCATACCCATCACCAAACGGGCGGGAACCTCCTGAAGACTGGATTTCTTCATCATCACCTGCAAGCATTTTAGCTATTAATCCTGCGGCTACGCCTTCTCCTAGTTTGGTGTTTAAAACTTTAAACAAAAGATTTCCACCATCATCCTGGCCTGCAAAACCTATACCTTTTAGAAGCTCTCCGCTCATTGTTTCAGCGTCCGTTCCAAGAGCCTTGCCAGTAAACCCTCCGAAACCTGTAGATAAGGGTGCAGTAGATTTCAATGCATTGTTTTTCGCCAACTGCGCGGCTGTCATGTTCGTGCCTCTGGCCTGATTAAGCGCACTCATTGCGCCAGTATCGTAACTACCGCCAGCGGAACCTGCTGCAGGTGCAAAGGCCCTACCTGCCGCACCACCCACAATACCAGCTAAAATAGCATCTTTAGGTTTGTTTCCCATTGCAAGAGAGCCAAGACCTGAAGCTAGTGCGCCAGAAACAAACGGGCTCATGCCAGCAGTCATTGCAAATTGAGGGGCAAATGCACCAATTGCTATTGGTGCCGCTTTTTTAATTAAACCTTTTAGATTAAATCCCATTAAGATGCTACCTTTACAGTCCCGCTATCATTATATAGTGCGCCTGCCTCAAGTCCAGTTGCGGATGTTGGCAAGTCGGTTAAAGTTATTTTTGTTCCCCTTAGTTCTCCGGGGTTACGCTCTTGACTAATAAAAAGCTCTAATGCCCTTACTATATCAGACATATAAGCTCTTGAATACTGTTCCGGCGCTTCTGGTAGTCTTGGTGGTGGAATTTGATTGTTTCCAGACATTAGCGCCTACCATCCTGCCTCAAGTCAACTCTTGGGCTTCCAAGCTTCCATTTTGAACCTAGCGCCTCTGATTCTACACGAAGCGCGAAGGAACGTCCACGAACCCGAAGGTCAAGTTGATTGGTAAACTGCTCAACGGGGCTTACTGATGTTCGTATAGCATCCCCTGATTCTGTGCTGTTAAAGTTAGCGCCAGGAAAGTTGCGAGCTTTAAGGGTAAATGTAGCCTGCGGAGAGCTAAGAGCAGTAGAGCCAGTAAAAGTTAAATCAGGAATTAGTCTTCTGATATAGGTAAATCGGTCCCCGTCCCCCATGTCCATTACAGCAGATTCAATGAAGGAGTCCATTGGAGACCCGTCATCGTCATATCCTATCTCATGGCTATATAAATAGCCGTCGCCTGTTGCAAGAGGGAAGGTGCGAGTACCACGGTCCAGCCATGCAGTTCTTGCAATCGTTCCAAAAGTCCACACCTTCTCAAGGTAATTGTATGTAACGTATCTATTGTTTTCTTCTGAGCTAGCAGATGGATAGAACCATGTTACTTCGCTAAACTCAGAGTTTACACCAGAAGCTACCTTCTGAATCTGAGATAAGTTAAAGTCAGCAAAAACCTTGTCCTTTACAGTACATGGTAGCTGTGCAGTTTGACCCGCATAGATGAAGAATGAATCAATTCCCATCCAAAACACAAAGTCCTCAGAGGCTGCCGCAGCATTAGCACTAGCAATAGTAATTCCAGAGGCAAGCTGTTGTATTCCGAATGTAAATGGAGACCCTATAAAACGCATACTATGTAGAGCAGTATCCGTCCACACCAGTATCTCACGCTTTGTTTCCACGGCCTGCATAAAGGTGGACCCTGCGCCAAGCCGTAAATCACCTGCCGTGTTTTCTGATAAAGGATACCAGTTTAAGGGGTCTTCTTGAGTAGAAAACCTAATAAGCAAAGGGTCTTGCACCCCACTACCGTTTACATCACTAGACCCGCCTATATCATCAGCTCCGAAAGCAATAACATGTCTGTCTTGGTCTGATACTAAAATCTGCTTTGCAATTGTAGGTATGCTTCTTTTCGTGCCCGTAAGTGTATTAAGTGCTACAGCCCTTGCGCTTGTGCCGTTAGTTCTATCCCAGTAAAATAAGCCAGCGTCACGAGGATTGATGATTAAGTCTTCGCCAAAGTTATCGTGTGAGTAAGTTCTTAATTCTACTTCTGTTGTCAAACCACCAGATGCCGCTATGCCCCAACCAAAAAAGTCATCGCTTGAGTCGGCATTTCCAAGAACTAAATTTACGATTGAGCCATTATCGTGTGCCGCAGCAGTGGTGCCCAGATGCCCTCTTGTACAGCCTGTTAAAGTATTTGTAGACACACCACCAACAAGAATAAGCTCTTCATCAATAAGAATTACATCACTAGCAGATATACCTGTTCCGCTTGCTACATCTATTGCATCCTCTGAGTTATCTATAGCTTCGGCAGCAGTTGTACTAAGGGCATCGCTTGTTGCCCCGCCCCATAAGCCTGCGCCCCAGCCTGTTCCACCAACTGTGGTGTCTAAGCCGGTGTTTATTTGATATTTACCAACAACACTAGAGCCCCCGTTGCCGCTGTCAGAGCCATTGGCTGCCGCTGCTACTGTTATCTCGTATTGGTTAGAGCTAATCAGTTTTTGTATTTGGTACTCTTGATTTAAAACTGCCGCCGTTACAGTGCCACCTAAACTAGCCGCTCCACTAAAGGTTACAAAATCAAACTCGTTTGCTCCGTTAGCTGGGTCAGTGACAGTTATTGTTGTTGAGCCGTTAGTCGCGGCAAAGGTTACATCACCAGCGGATGTTGTGGACCGAAGAGGAGTAATGTCGTTAAAGGACTGGCCCTCTTCGATATAGTATTTAAAGTTGGTGCCAATACCTAAGTAGTTGGAGCCATCTAGTGCCACCCAGTTATGAAGAGCACGAGCAGAGCCAAGATATGTAGAACTGGTGTATTTCTCCCAGCCGCCAATCTTCTCAGGATAGCCAAGACGGAAACGCACCTTGTCACAATCGCGC